ACGCGAAATGTTTGGTGCGTATGATATCTATTGCGGCCTACGCAATAAGAAAGAATATCATGTCATGCGTAACACTGAAGTATTTGATTATGCTATCTGGGTTGACCGCAGCGACTATCTACCACTTGAATCAAAAGATAGTATGAGCTTAGAACAATGGATGGCTGATTATACAATTGACAATAATGGCACACTAGAAGATCTACAGTTCAATGTAGATAGACTAATGTGTTATTTAGAAGTCGGGTACTAAATCGCCCTGCTTCCATTTAACGCCTTCCTTCTGTAGTGTGCGTTGACAGTTAGCACAAATAGTTTTAAGATTACTCGTACGACAGTTGTTTAACTCGCCGTCGATATGGAACACATTGAATTGTTCTTGATGCTTTGATTTAAATCCACATTTTTCGCATAGTGGTTTCTTTTCGTAGCCTGCTTGTTTCCATTTAGGTATGCCGTGATTGACTCCGCCACGCAAGCAACGTTCACATAGCTTACGATAATGTGTTTTTCCGTCCTTGCGATAGTTTATTGCCGCAGGCCGCTGGTTGCATTGACATAATGGTCTCATATTGTATTTACCTCACCTTTTCGATCCCTTTTATACCACTATAACTCGTATAAATTTATCATAGTATGCTAAATACTAACAATAACAATCCAATAGGAGAAAACGATATGGCATTGACATCACCAGGCGTACAGGTTAGCGTAATTGACGAGAGTTTCTACACTCCGGCTGAACCAGGTACAGTACCAATGGTTTTTGTTGCATCTGCAAGTAATAAGACTAATGCAGCTGGAACAGGAACTGCACAGGGCACATTAAAAGCTAACGCAGGTAAACCTTACTTGCTTACATCACAAAGAGATTTAGCGGATACATTTGGAGATCCACTTTTCCAAATTGATGCAAACAACAATCCGATTCATGCAGGTGAGCTTAATGAATACGGCTTACAAGCAGCATACAGTTTACTAGGTGTTAGTAACAGAGCGTGGGTAGTTCGTGCAGATATTGACCTAGCTGAATTGTCTCCAACTGCAACTGCTCCTAGTGCAAATCCACTAGCAGGTACATATTGGTTTGATACAGCAAGTTCAAAATACGGTATTCAACAATGGAACGGTGCAGCAGTATCAACCACAGGCGGTCAAACATTTACAACTAAGACACCATCAGTAATTACAAGTCCAGAAGGCGTAGTTGATTATCCATCAGATAACACCCCTCTAGCAAGTATTGGTGCAATTGGCGATTACGCAATTGTTGCAGTTACTACATTGAATCACACTTGGTATAAAAATTCAGCAGGTGCGTGGGTTGAAGTGGGAAGTGATGATTGGACAGCTAGCTGGCCAACAGTAAAATCAACTGTGGCAAATCCTACACTATCGAGCCCAGCGGCTAACATTACAGTTAATGGCACTGCTATTTCTGTAGGTGCAAACACTGTTACTGACGTTGCAGCATCTATTACTGGTTTCTTAGCAAGCGTAGGTATTACAGCAGCAGCAGTTGATGGCTTCCTTGAAATTTACAGCGATGGTACTAGTTCAGGTGCTGAAGACAGTACATCAGGCGGCCCGATTGTTATAGGCGGTGATACTGATAAATTAACTGCATTAGGTATTGTAACAGGAACTTACTATCCACCAGCAGTACAAGTATCAGCACATACAAGTGTTCCACAATTTAAAATTACTGATACATATGTAGGACAACCTGCAGGTATAAGTAATCGTCCAACAGGTAGTATTTGGTTTAAAACAACTGCACCAAACGGTGGTGCTAACCTAAAAGTAAAACTTTGGAATTCAGAAACATTACTTTGGGACGAAAAAACAACATTAATGTACGACAACAATGCAGCAGCATTGTATGGTTTAGATAGTACAGGTGGCGGTGCAAATCTAGCAGTTGGTGAGTTGTTTGCTAAAACAAACGTTGCAGCAGATGCACAACCATTGGGTACATTTACAATTTATCGTAGACAAGCAAGTGGTGCAACAGTTATTAGAAGTGCAGTAATTACAACAGCAGTTGGAACCGCATCGTGGACATTTACAATGTCGGCAAGCGGTACAGGTAGTGCTGCAATGAGTACTCCGGTAACAGTATCAGTTAACACTGTTGCCAGCGCAAGCAGCGATGCAATTACAATAGCAGGTGCTATTACAGCAGCCGGTGTTGCAAACGTAAGTGCAACAGTTGATGCACAAAATAAAGTTGTAATTTCACATGCATTAGGCGGCGAAATTAAATTTGTTGATACAAGTAATTTATTAAACAATATTGGCTTTGTTCCTTATGTTTCTACTAACCCAGTAAGTACTGTTAACCTTGCATATACAGACGGCACATCGAGTGCTACATCTCCAAAGCAATTTACAGCAACTAACTGGCGTGTGCTAACATACACAGCAGGCGATAATGCACCAAGTTCATTAGCCGCTGCGGGACAATTATGGTACAACTCAATTGTCGACGAAGTTGATATTATGTATCACAATGGTACAACATGGGTTGGGTATAATGATGCTACTGCGTTCCCAGATGCAGATGCAGAAGGTCCAATTGTTGCTGCAAGTATGCCGACTGCACAAGCAGGCGGAGGCTCACTAGTAACAGGCGATCTATGGATTAGTACAGCTGACTTAGAAAACTACCCAACAATTTATCGTTATAATAATAACATTGCAGGTACAACAGCACAAAAATGGGGCTCTCCACTAGATGCTAGCGACCAAACTACTGAAGAAGGCGTCCTATTTGCTGATGCACGTTGGAGTACAAGTGGCGGCGTAACTGATGTTATGACTGACGCTAGTATTGCAGAATTGCGTGTAAGCAACTACTTAGATCCAGATGCACCACAAGCAGCACTATATCCAAAAGGTATGCTACTATGGAACCTACGCAGAAGTGGATTCAACGTAAAGCGTTTTGAGCGTAACTACATTGACACAAATGCAGACAATTTAAGTATTGGCGATGCTGGTGAATTTTCAATGGCCGGTTACTATCCACATCGTTGGGTTACTGAATCAGGTAACCAAGAAAATGGTGCAGGTAGCTTCGGACGCAAGGCACAACGTAAAGTTGTTGTACAAGCTCTACAAGCAGTTGTTAACTCAAATGACGAAATCCGTGATGATGAATCACGCTTGTTTAACTTAATGGCTTGCCCAGGTTATCCAGAACTAATCGGCGAAATGATCAGCTTAAACTACGATAGAGGCTTAACAGCATTTATCTTAGGTGATAGTCCATTCCGTTTAACACCGGATGCTACTAGCTTAAATGAGTGGGCAACCAACGTTAATCTAGCAGTTGAAGATAACGACGATGGTCTTGTTAGCCGTGATGAATACTTAGGTGTGTTTTATCCATGTGGATTTACAAGTGACAACTTTGGTAACAACGTTGTAGTTCCAGCTTCGCACATGATGCTAAGAACAGTTGCACTAAGTGACCAAGTTAGCTACCCATGGTTTGCTCCAGCTGGTACAAGACGCGGCGGAGTTACTAACGCAAGTTCAACTGGTTATATCACAAGCGAAGGCGAATTCCAAAGTGTATCACTAAACGAAGGTCAACGCGATACATTGTACAGCAACAACATAAACCCAATTACGTTTATTAGTGGTGCTGGACTTGTTAACTTTGGACAGAAAACTCGTGCAAGAGGTGCAAGTGCATTAGATCGTATTAACGTAGCACGTCTGGTTATCTACTTACGTAGTCAGCTAAACACACTTGCTAAACCTTACATCTTTGAGCCGAATGATACTATCACTCGCAATGAGATTAAACAAGCAGCAGAGAGTTTATTACTTGAATTAGTCGGACAACGTGGTCTCTATGATTACCTAGTTGTTTGCGATGAATCAAATAATACACCAAGCAGAATTGATAGAAATGAACTATACTTAGACATAGCTATTGAACCTGTTAAAGCAGTTGAATTTATCTACATTCCATTACGCTTGAAAAACACCGGCGAAATCAACGGACTTTAAACGATAAATACTTATAGAACAGGAGCAGACTAAATGGCTATTTCAACATTATCAAAAATATCAGTTCCCTTAGCTAGCGGAGATTCCGCTAGCAGTCAGGGACTATTGATGCCAAAACTCCAGTATCGCTTTAGAGTGTCACTGGAAAACTTTGGTGTATCAACACCAACTACAGAACTTACAAAACAAGTTATTGACGTAACTCGTCCTAACGTAAGTTTTGAACAAATGACAATTGACGTATACAACTCAAGAGTATACCTAGCAGGTAAACACACATGGGAACCAATTACGCTTAACTTGCGTGAAGATGTTAACAACAATGTGCAAAAACTTGTTGGCGAGCAGCTACAAAAGCAGTTCGACTTTTACGAGCAGTCAAGTGCAGCAAGTGGACAAGATTATAAGTTCGTAACACGTATCGAAATCTTAGACGGTGGCAACGGTGCTAACACACCAAACGTACTTGAAACATTTGAACTTTACGGTTGCTATGTAGAAAGTGCAAACTATAACAGTTTAGCATATTCTAACTCGACTGATCCAGTTAGTGTTACACTAAACATCCGTTATGATAACGCACTACAATCACCTAACGGTACTGGCATCGGTACAGCAGTTGGACGTACAGTTAATACTTCAGTAACAGGCGGCGGCGTCTAATACTATTATCATTTAGTCTAAAACAAAAGGGAGCTTCGGCTCCCTTTACCTTTATATACGTACTTAATACTAAAGGATAAATATTTGTATGGCAAATAAGTTTAACGGTTTATTAGATTCAATTTCAAACGGTATATTAAGTCCCAAAGGCAACATGGCCGATTGGCAACATGCCGCACGACTATATACTGATAGAGATATGGCCCTTGCGCCAAAAACTAAATTCCTTTATCATGTACAGTTTGAAGTATCAGATGTTGCAAAAGGAATTGCTCCTAAGTTATTTACAGGGTCTACGTTAAACGAAATAGGTATGCTTGTAAAACGTGCAGACTTACCTAAATTTAGTGTTCAAATAGAAACTAAGAAAAAATATAACAGAGTAAAAAATGCACAAACTTCAATAAGTTATGAACCTGTAAACATTGAGTTACATGACGACAATGAAGGAATTACCACTGCATTATTACAAGCATATTATAGATACTATTTTGCAGACGGTAATCAACAAAAAGACTCTGGTAGAGCATATGCTGTTGCACCTCATAGTACGTATCAAGGTAGCTCTCGTAATAACTATAAGTTTGGTATGGATGTAAACAATCCAGGAGTACCTTTCTTTAAAAGCATTAAAATAAGTGTACTATCTAGAGGTGAGTACACTACATATACATTAGTAAATCCAATATTAACTAGCTGGAGTCACGATACTGTTGACAACAGCGACGGTGCTGGTACTATGAGTAACAGTATACAAGTAGCATATGAGGCTGTGTTTTATAGCCAAAACAGTATTACTACTGGTCCGCAAGGCGAACCTATTGGATTTGGTCAAGATCATTACGATACGACACCTAGTCCTATATCATTAGAAGGTGGAGGCAAGTTAGGTTTAGGCGGCACAATAGGCAGTGCATTAGACCTATATGAATTCATTGCTAGTGGCGAAGCATATAATAACCCATTGCTTACTATACTACAAGGTGCTCAATTGATCGGTAATGTTAGAGGTTTATCTAAAGAAGGGTTGCGTCAAGAAGGATTTAATATTCTTACAGGAGCAATAGGTCAGGCAACCGGAATCAATGTTAGTGGTGTAGCACAAACATTCTTTCCAAAGAACGGCGGTAAAGGCGGTGGCAAGGATTTACTATTAGCAGCGGCGGGCGTAGGTATTGTATCAGCCGTAACAAGTTCGGTTAGTTTCCTTAAGAAGAATCCGGCAGCATTAGACAGTGCAAGACAACGTCAATCAATTAAAAACTTCCAATCAGCAGGCGGCGGATCAGCAGCCGAAGGCAAAGCAGCATACGAAGCAAGCAGAAGCAATCCAAATGCAATGGCAGCATTAGAAAAACAATTAGGATTATAAATGAATAACAGCAGCTTACCAACACCTACACAAACAAATGACAAACGTGTAACTTCTTTCTTTGATAAGTATTTTACTGCAAAGCTAGAATTTGCATCTAATGAAGTTGATGCAGTTATTGCATTTTTTGAAAAAAGAGGTTTTGAAAAGGCAGCAGCTATTAGTACTGGCTCTATTCTTTTGCAACAAGCAAAATTAGACAATATTAAAGTATTTGTACTATTAGATACTCTTAAAGGTTTTGACGAAGCAAAATTAAGTGCAGTTGTAGCAGAAGTATTAAATTATAATAGATTGAGTACTAGTGTACTTGGATTTAAAAATACTACAAACACCAACACTTTGGAAAAACGAAACATAGCAGTATAACATGTCAAGGTTTGCACAAGGTAAATTCAACTGCAAAAATCCAGCAAAATATATAGGCGGCAAAGTTCCGACATATCGTTCAGGTTGGGAATTTGCATTTATGAAATTTTGTGACGAAAATGCTAATGTTACACAATGGGCAAGCGAAGCAATACGTATACCTTATCGCAATCCATTAACTGGCAAGCACACAATCTATGTACCCGACTTCTTTATTGCATATGCAGATAAAACTGGCAAACAGTTTGTAGAACTTATTGAAGTTAAACCTTCAAATCAAACTAGTTTAAAAGAAGCAGGAAAAAGTAGACACAATCAATTACACGCTGTAGTTAATGCTGCTAAATGGGAAGCAGCAAATGCATATTGCAAACAAAACGGTATAAAATTTCGCATTGTAACTGAACACGATATTTTTCACGGCGGCAGACGATAACATACTAAATAAGTGTGTATATTAAGGATAAGGTCTGCATGACAAAAAAACTTGAAGAATTGCTAAATTTGCCTGACTCTAAAGAAATTGTAGATGATGCAAAAGCAGAAGAAAAGAAAAGTAGAGCAAAACTTGCTGTAGTAGAGCAGCATGACACTTTCCGCGACATTGCAGAATTTGATAAAATTGCAGCGGCATTACCCAAGGTAAAAGGCCTAGGCGAAATGGCCGATGCAGAACTTAACGAAATTGCTGATAAGGCAATGGCCTCATACGAAGACTTAATGGACTTAGGTATGAACGTAGAAAGCCGTTATGCAAGTAGAGTATTTGAAGTTGCAGGCGGAATGCTTAAAACTAGTTTAGATGCTAAAGTGGCTAAGCTAGACAAGAAATTAAAAATGGTTGAGCTACAACTTAAAAAACAAGCAATAGATCAAAAAGCCAATTCAAATCCAGATGGCGACGTAGTAAACGGCGACGGCTATGTAACAACAGACCGCAACAGTTTACTCGAAAAACTTAAAAACATGGATAAATAAGTATAACAGGGAACCCATGTCATGAAATCATTTAAAGAATTTTTAACTGAGTCTGCAAAGACTTACAAATTTAGAGTCCGTGTAGCAGGAGAGCTACCAGAAGGATTTGTAGATCATATGAAGGCTAACTTAGCCAAGTACGAAGTAATAAAACTTAGTGCAGGTAAAACTACACCAATTAGCGAAAGACCGCTAGACTTTCCAAGATTGCAAAACATGGAAGTTACGCACTACGAAGTAGAACTAAAGTATCCTGCAACTAGTCAAGTACTTGCAGAATATCTAGTTAATAATTGCAGTGTAGACCGAGGACGTCTTATTGTACGTGCCGAAGGCGAACCAATTGAAGTACAACAAGATGAAGCTGCGGCAGCGGACGATAAGCCATATGAAGCACTTTTAGCAACTGAAGACATGGGCGGTGAGAGCGCACAGGCAGATGTAGGCAGCAAACGTATAATGGGCTTGTTAAAAGAATTAGAAGTTGCACGTAAAGAACGTGAAATTGACCCGATGGCAGGTGCACCAAAGGGAGAAGTAGCATGAGTGATCTTAGAAAATTAATTAATATAGCAGGTGCTTACAGCAAAGTAGCTGAACCAGTTAATGAAGATTTTACAAGTTGGCTTAAAGACAAACTAGGCATTGAAGATAAAATGGCTAAACAAATTGGTATAGAAGCTGAAAAGCAAGGTGCTGATATAACTACTACTCCAACTAGTACAGGTCCAGTTGCTCCTCCACGCCCTGACGGTTCTGCTAGTCCAATATCAAACAAACCAGCAAACAATACTGCACCTAAAATACCAGGTGCAGAAACACCAGGTATGGC